TAACCGCCCTAACAAAAGATTCTGGTTCATTAGAAATTAATGCAATTAGTGGTAGTGGTTCACAAAAGGTAATAATTGCAAAAACCATGTCGTTCTCTAAATCTAAACAAGGTTCGGCAGGTGCTCAGGGTGGAAAAGGTGCTCAAGGTGGTCAAGGTGCTCAAGGTGGAAAAGGTGGAAAAGGTGCAGCAGGTTCGGCAGGTTCAACAGGTGCAAAAGGAAGTACAGGCGCTCAAGGTGCAGACAATCAAGACTTTAGTTTCTTAGGTGATACATTATCCGCAATTCCATTCCCCGCGCCAGCTGGGTTGGTAATGAATAGTGAAGTTCTTGGATACCATAATACATTAACTGCCGCAGCTACAATAAACGACATGAGTGCGTTTATGGATAATGATGGTAACTTCTATTTAGGTAGTGGTTCGGGTGCATTAGGAGCAGGTTACTTCGCATGGGACAATACGGCTAAAACATTATTGATATCAGGTTCAGGCGTTGACTTCGCAGTACAAGAATTTTATTTTGGTAGAGGACTAACATCTATTAGTGGTTCTAATGGTAATATTAAAATTAGTGGTGATGTTGAACTTGTAGGTAGAAATCAACCAGAAGCATTATACTTTGAAGACTTTAACGCAGCAACACGAGAAGCAAGACCCTCATATATAGACCAAGGAAAAAATCCAAAATTAGATGGTTCAGGTGTAGGAATGGCTTTAGTTAGTGGAGCTATCACCGCAAACGATTCAATTACAGATACAGACTACGGACAATTCTTTGGGCCAGTAGCTATAATTGGTAATAATTCTGGTACTGACGACATGGCCTGGCTTAGTTCAAATACTGTTATGCCATTTAATCCAAACTCATTATATGAAATAGAAGTTAGAGTACAGAGAGCTGCAGGTTCTTATAATTACATTTACGCAGGTATAACTGCCTTCTCATCTTCATTACATACAGATGGTAGTACTAAACTTACCGCAATTAATGCTGCGGGTAGTACTTCTGGTACGGGGGGTAATTATAATAGTCAACACTACTTTGCTGCAAGTGGTGCACAACCAACGATTGGTGAATGGGTAATATACAAAGGTTACTTTAAGGGTACTGCAGGAACTTACCAGACTTCTGGCGTTCACCCAAACATTCATGACCCAGGTCAAGTTTGGACTACAACAAACGCATTTGCACCAATGATTCTTGTAAACTATAATAACGCACCAGGTAAGGTATATATAGATTATATAAAAGTTACCGAGTTCGCAGGTGGTGGTGGTTCTACTACAATTAGTGGTGATTCAATTAAGACAGGAACAATTAGGTCTAACAATTTAAGTACTACCAACGGTTCTATAATAAGTCTTGATAAAGGAACATTTAAAATGGGTGGTACAAGTTCACCAAAACTTGAATTTGATGGAACTACATTATCCATTGATGGTACAGTAACCGCAGGAGCTGGTTCTATTGGTGGGTGGACAATTGGTTCATCACATATTGGAACAAAAGGAACGGCAACCTCAAATGATACTTATGGTGAGTTTACATTAGGTTCTTCAGGATATATTTCAGCACCTCAATTTAAAATTGCACAAGATGGTACTGCAACATTTAAAGGAATTCTTGAAGATACCGCAACCTTCAAGTCTGGTAGTACAACAAAAGCATTTAATACCATGTTTGGTGTTGACGCAACTGGTTTAATTCTAAAAGTACCAAGATTTAGAGATAGTGATGGAACAGTTAAAAATGCTGCTACAAGATTTACAAACCTTGAAGATGATATTGATACTGAATTGACTGCAATTTCAACTGCATATGGTGGAAGTTATAGTTGTGTATTGCCTGGTACTAAAATAATTACTAAAAGAGGTGAGATAAATATAGAAGATACAAAAGACGATGATATAATCAAAGTATTTAACTTTGAAACTAAAGAATGGGATTGGTCACCGATTGACCACATTACTAGAGATAAAGTTGAAGGATGGAGTTTAATAAAAACAGAATCGGGCAAAGAACTAAAATGTTCTAACTCACATTTACTATATCATCCTGATTATCCAAATTCTGCAATTGCAATAGATGAGCTTGGAGTTGGTGGTGAGTTGTATGTTGCCGATGGTGAAAACTTAGTTATTGATAAAATAAAAAGTATAGAAACTTTTGATGAAGAAGTTGAAGTTTGGAATTATGAATTAGATGTAGTTCACAACTATGTTTCAAATGGAATACTTTCACACAATACATCATCTAAGTTATCACCCGCACCGACTGGACCATCCGGCCTTGAAACAACACTTGGACACCAATACAAAAAAGATGTAACATCAGATATTAATTCTGGTGACTTGGTTAAATTAGGTGTAAATAATGAACTTCATAAAGTCACAACTGCAAAAGACACTAATGTTGTTGGAATTCTGTGGGAAAAACTTGAACTAAGTTATGTTCAGAAATTTGAAGGATTTGGATTAGGAAAAAATGATACAAGTGATTCAGACGAACTTACCCCACCTGAGGAATACTACTCCGCATCAAGAAAAGATTCATTTGGCGATTATATTCCTGTAAGTCAAACAGGTTCTAAAGAAATTTGGAAAGTGGCTTCGATTGGGGATAGTGTAACGCAGGATGAATCAGGTTCATTTGTTTTACCTGGTTTTAAATTGTGTAACCAAGGTGGTGATGTAAATAAAGGAGATTTACTATGTTCATCAGATACGCCTGGTTATCTAATGAAACAACCATCAGAGTGGGTGGTAACTTCATTTAGTGGTTCAAGTCCACTTTACGAAGAAAGACAATCACATACTTCATATACAGTTGCTAAGTGTATGATATCCTCTTCATGGGATTCTAATGGTAGAATGGAAAATGTATATGGATACTTGTATTGTGGATAAAAAATAACTAATTAATAAATCTAAGATACTTATAGATATGGGAAAGACTTTAACAAATTGGGTAGTAGACTCTATACTGAGTGAAGATATAAAAAAAGAGGTAGTAGTTTACTCAGGTAGATTTCAACCCTTCCATTCTGGACACGCAAAAGTTTACGAACATCTTGTCAGTAAGTTTGGTAAGAATAATGTATTCATAGGTACATCAAACAAACAAGGTGGTCCAAGACATCCATTTAACTTCAGAGAAAAAAGAGAAGTTATGACTACGATGTTTAAAATCCCTTCTAATAAAATTGTTCAAGTTAAAAACCCATATTCACCATCAGAGGTGATGGATAAGTTTCCAGAAAAAACAACGGCATTTATTACTGTCGTAGGAAAAAAAGATGCAAACAGATTAGCAAGTCCTGGTTATCAAAAATATTTTTCAATGTATAAAAAGGGAAATGTTGATACAGGTTACAAAGATAAGGGATATGTTTATGTATCACCATCTTTTGGTAATATAAGTGGTACTGATGTTCGTAAGGGAATGTCGAGAGGGAGTGATTCTCAAAGAAAATCATTCTTTAAAAAAGTATATGGTAAATTCAATCCAAAAATATTTAACTTAGTATCAGGTAGATTAATCTCAGTAGAATCCGTAATGGAATCTTTTTTACAATCAATTAACATTAATAGTTTAATCAATGAAGCTTCACAAATTCCAACAAGTGGTAAAGGTATTGTAGATGATGGGCCAGGTGCATTCTATGGTAATATGAAATCTTATAAAGCAGAGATGGAAGAAGTTGTTGGGGACTTAGGTTGGGATATTGTAAACTACTTAATGGACGAAGACTCAATGGAATCGTTTAACACCCATTATCCGAATGGACCTGGTAGATATCAAGTATCATTCTTTCCAAGTGGTGATACTATGGATGGGCAGAAAAAGAGATATGGTAAAGATATAACTGGTAGACCTGCTTATAGAAAATGGGCAAAACATATTAAAAGAGTTGCATTGAGATTGGGTATGGAATTTGTTAAATTCGCTGAACCAAAAGATTTAGATAACCTTACTCCTAAAACCCTCACAAAAAAACAACAAGGTAAATCCGCTTCACTAAAAGAAGATTTAAAACGATTTGAAGCTATCGTAGGTGATACGATTGAATGTGATGAATGTGACCATAGTTGGAAAATAGAAGATGGTGGTGATGACTTATATATATGTCACGAGTGTGGAAATGATAACGAACCAACCATTGACGAAAAGAAAAAACCAAAAAGTAAAAAAGCATCTTTAATGAAACAAAAGAGAAACTTTTACTTAAAACCTGATAATGCAAAAAAAGAACTTGACAACTCAGGTAAAGAAGGACAAGTACTTTCAAAAAAAGTTGGTAAACAACGATTATACTTTGTGTCCTATGTTGGAAATGCAGGAACACAAAATATATTTAATGAAAGTATGATTATGGAAGGTGGAGCATATGGGCATATGAATCATCCATTCGATACAGAAATAAATTTGACATTTGGTGATTTAAAAATAATCATATCAAAAGCTCTTGAAGGTACATTAGAATTTGCAAGAGAAAAAACAGATGGACAAGCTCTGGCTATATCATATCGTAAAGATAGAGGTATTATCGCTGCCAGAAATAAAGGACACCTCAAAGACAGAGGACTTAACGCATTAGACATCAAAGGTGTCGCCGATAAGTTTGCTAATAGGGGTGGGTTGACCGATGCGTATAATTTCGCAATGAGAGATTTAGAATCAGCCATTTCAAAACTCTCCGATGCGCAAAGAAGTAAAATATTCAAGGATGGCTCAAAGTTTATGAACCTTGAAGTTATATGGCCGGAGTCAGTAAATGTAATACCATATGGTCAACCTCTATTAGTCTTTCATGGAACGATGGAGTATAATGAAGATGGAAAGGCAATCGGTGCTGATACATCAGACGCTAAAGTATTAGCGGGTATGATAAAGCAGGTAAATGCCGATGTTCAAGATAATTACACTATCCAAGGACCGCCAGTTGTTAAGATACCAAGGAGTCAGGATTTATCAAACAAGAAATCAATTTATTCATCGAAGGTAAGTAAACTTCAAAAAGAATTTAAACTAAAAGATTCTAATGGAGTTGCAGATTACCATCAAGCATGGTGGAGTGATTTTGTAGATAAAAACTCACCAACCACATTAGATAATAAAACTAAAATGGGGTTAGTAAAACGATGGGCGTTTTATGATAAATCATTTAGATTAGATAAGAAAAACATTTCTGATTCTAAAACAAGAGATTGGGCAAACAAGACAGATAAAATAGACCACTCAAAAATGGCTAAGAATAATATGAAACCATTCGAAGATATATTTTTAGGTCTTGGTGCAGAAGTACTTTCATTTATGTCATCAGCACTTACTGTTAATCCTGATAAATCACTTCGTGATATTCAGAAACAATTAGATAAAGTAATCAAAGATGTTCAGAAATCAGGTGACCCAAAAAAGATTGCAAAATTAAAAATGGAATTAGAAAGATTAAAGAGTATTGGTGGTAGAGATAAGATAGTACCAAACGAGGGTATTGTATTCCTATATAAAGGTGGTACATATAAGTTAACAGGTACATTCGCACCTCTTAACCAAATCCTTGGCCTTTTCTATTAATTTTTGTATATTTATATAAAGTATTAAACAAGTGTTATGTCAAAAAAGTTAAAAAATGTAAAAGCAGTCACCGAAATGATTGCCGGAACACATAAAAGTCAAACAAAAACTAATGTTAGTTTTGGTGAGACTAAATCCTTTGTCAAAAGAGAAGTTGGTGACCAATGGACTGATGATGAAGGTACACTTTGGGAACAAAAGAAAGGATACAAGGTTAAACTTGGTAAACTTTCAAAGTTAAGAGAAGACTTAACAAAGTTTCCAAATTGTAAAAAAGGTTGTAACTCGTACTTAAAGCCAACACGAAACGATATATACATGAGAGGAATCCATGGTATGTGTTTCGATTGTGTTATTGAAATGGAACATCAAATGAGAATTGATGGAACATACGAAGAGTACGAAAGAAAAAAGATTTATGCTAATATGAAGTCTTGGTTAAAACAAGCCGAGATTGAAAAGCAGGCAGTTAAAACGGCATTAAAGGCGAAATTCGTTAATGAAGATGGTTCAATAGAAGAATGGAACGATATGTCGTGGGAAGATGTTGAAGAGAAGATTGATAACGAGTTTCGTCTTTTTAAAGAAAACTATCTAAAAAAATGGGAAGTTAAAAAATGAAGTCCTTTATAAAAGAAACTTACGAGTCATACAAGACAGATGGTGTACCTCATATGTTAGCATTGGAGTATACCATTTCTGATGTCTATCAAAAATTAGTATCAGAGAATCTAATGAATGAAGACCTTCGTAAGTGGTTTGGTAAAGGAAAGACTGGCACCTCATCAGGTGGTGGTTGGGATAGATATGGTTCAGATGGACAGAAGTTAGGTAAGTGTGGTGATGGTAAAGAAGGTGGTGCTTACGCCGCATGTCTATCACAAGAGAAAGCCAATAAGTTAGGACCAAAAGGTAGGGCAGCATTTGTAAGAAGAAAAAGAGCGGCACAGAAAAAAGGTGGTGACGCAAAAAAAGGTGGAAACAGAACTAAAGGTAAAAAACCTACAAATAGTAAAACAGGGGCATAACAATGAATCCAAGATTAAATAAAAAAGTAAAAAAAGACTTAGACGCATATTTTAAAGGAACAAGTGCGTCCTCACCAGAAGCACATCACGCTATTATGTTTATTTTGAAAGGTGCATTAACAGACGCAAACTTTCATAGTACATCTAAGAAAGTAGATAAACTTTTTCCAAAAGCTAAAGGTGCAAAATACTTTGGTAAGAGAGAGTGGGAAGATAATCTTGAGTCTAAAGGAATGGACATCGCCGCAGCCGCAAAATGGGATGGACACGACATTCTTGATGCAATCGGATTCTTTGTATCAATGTATATAGGCAGACCTCTTGGTTCAAAAATTGAAGACCTTAAAAATGAATCTCTAAATAAAGAACACAAATTATTAGAAAACTTATCTGTTCTTGTTGAAAAGAATGTTCCTACAAATCCATCTAAATGGTCTTACTACAAATCACAAGCTAAAAAGAAGTTTGATGTATATCCATCAGCATACGCAAACGCATGGGCGGCAAAACAATATAAAGCCGCAGGTGGTGGTTGGAGAACTACAAAAGAAAATGTAGAAGAGACTATTGAAGAAAAGGTATCTGTATTTGATGAAAGGCATGTTGGTAAAAATGGTATTATCATTATGATTGATGATAACGGAAAGAAAGTATCAGCAATTTTCAAAAACAAAAAGAACGCAGATAAATTCAACAGAAATAATCCTGAAGACTTAAAAAAACTTTTAGATTTAGCTAAGAAAACTAAGTTTCCAAAAACAATAGACTAAGGGACATCATGGATAAAAAACAACTCAAGAGTATTATAAAAGAAGAATATCAAAATGTTAAGTCATTCATGGAATACAAATATGGATTCACACCTGAGTTAGGTAAAGTGATTTCTAATCCCTATGCAAAATCATTTGTAAACGAAGCCAAAGAACCTGAAGTAATTACTACATTAAGAAAAATCGTAAAGAATAAACAAAACGATTTGATTAAAGATACTAAGAGTGGTAAGAAGGTAAGAGTTGATATGAATTCAGCAAACCTAATGGTTCAAGTATATGATGCACTTAAACAACAATCTAATAAAGATAAGTTTGTTAAGAGTGGTATCGTAATGATGGGACATATGGCTTACAAACTTATGAAAAAAGAATCAGTAAACGAAGGTGCTTACACTATTATGAACGTTAATCATACCGTATCAACCACTAAGAAAAAGTTAATGAAAAAGTGGAAACAAAAAGGTGGATACGAAAACTTCGGTCAAAAAGAATTAGATATTTTGAAAAAGAAGTTGAATTACAATCCGTATGGTTCAGACGAAGAAAGAAAGATTGCTAAAATCCTTGATAACTTCAATAATTGGGCAATGAATTATGATGGTAGTATGAGAGAATCAGTAAACGAAGCTAAATCTATGGATATGAAAAAAAGATTAAAGGTTTACGATAAACTTAAAAAAGGTGATAAGATTACGATTAAGTATGGTTCATCAATGAGGGGTGGAGTTGAAAAGGAATTTGTAGTATCCAAAGGAAAAACTTTAGTTGGTAAACAAAAAGTAGAAAGAATCATTCTACAAAATCCGGCGAATCCAAAAGGTGTTAAGTATTATCTATATCAAAGAAACGGAAATGTAACTATGGCTATTGGTGATATGGCAGCTACCATCGAAGATATGCATGAATCAATAGATGAATCAACAGGTCTTGCAATCATACATAAAGCAGCTAAAAAAGGAAGTTATCCTGTTAGTATTGTGGCAACTATGTTAGGTAAGGTTGTAAAACAAGAATTAGTAAAAACACCAATGGCAGTCCCAGCAGCATTTAGAATGATGCAAGGTGGATACCCACGAGCAACTATCGCAATTGAAGATAGAACAGGTAAAATTTTATTCAAAGAAGGATTTGTAAAAGAATCAGTAAACGAAGGTATGTTTAAAGTAATCGACCAAATTAGACAAGATTCTAAAGACGCGGGAGATTTTATCAAGAATGTATTTTCAGACCCAGACTTTAAAGACATGAAAAAGGACAAAGACTTTTTAAAGTATCTTAAATCTATTTACGAAGGATTTTCAGTAGTAGAAGAATATGATGTAGAAAATGAACAAGACATAAAAGAATTTGTTAACTTTATGAAAGAATACAAAGCTGATATAAATGAAGCAGAGTATCAAGGTAGGGATGTCAAGCTTGGTAAAATAATGCAAGGTGATGTTAAAAAGTTTAAAGTCTATGTTAAGAATCCAAAAGGAAATGTAGTGAAAGTAAACTTTGGTCACAAAGGTAAGGGAAATGAAAAGACAATGTCTATCAAAAAAAATAATCCTGAAAGAAGGAAAGCATTTAGAGCAAGACACAATTGTGATAATCCTGGACCGAGACATAAAGCAAGATATTGGTCTTGTAAAAAATGGTAATCAATTTCATTAAATTAATTTACATATTTATATAAAACTAAAAAACAAGTTATGAAGTACATTCACACTTATAAGCTCGAAGAGGGTAAATCCTTTAACGACTTAGAACTCCTAACACAATTACTTAGTGTTGTAAAACTGAGGGTATCAAGTCCCTCTGAAAAAATCATGTTGTATGTAGACACTTATACTTTAAACGAGTATAAAAAATTTGGTATGGATACTTTATATGATGAAGTCAATACTGAAGTACTTGACGAATATCCAAGTGATAAGATTTCTAAAGATTATTGGTCTTCACCAAAGTTATGGGTAATGAAACACCAAGAAGAACCTTTCCTTATGTTGGATACCGATTTAGTACTACACAACATAACACCTGATGTATTAGAAAGAGCACAGGTATCATTCTTACATACAGAATCACCAACAACATACGCATTCCCATCAGTTTTAAATAAACCAAAAGCTTTTAAATGGAGTGATTGGGATGTGATGGCATTTATAAACACAATGCCTGCAAATTGTGCAGCTATTTGTTTTACAGACATGGAATTTTTAAAAAGGTATACAGACAAGTACTTTAGATTTGTTCTAAATAATAAAGGTGGTTATTCTGAAAAGTTTTTCGAAAAATCAGACTTTACAGATAGTACTGCACCACAAATCACAATGGAACAATGGTTATTAAGTGCTATGATGTTCCAAGAAGAATATGATAATACTGGTGCACCAATATCAAGAGAAACCCCATTTCAGTCTCAGTCATTAACTAACGCATTATCAACACCATTAGGATTCCAACACCAAGTTTGGAATGTACCATCAGTACAAGTTATGAAAGAGTTGGGTACACAGATATTTCATCTATGGGGTGCAAAAACATTTTATGATAAAGCTGAAAAAGAAAACAAACCCGAACTATATGAAGTTTGGAATAAAATAAAAGAAGATTTGGTTGGAGCAAATAACGATTTCATTCAACTTCTTAAAAAAGATGAGTACTACGATATCTTAGAAAAGTTAGAAGATAATTGTAGGGAAATCCCAAAATCAACTAATTAAATTAATTTACATATTTATATTAGTAATCAAAGTTTAATTAATAATCAAATAAAACGGAAAAATTATGACTACAATTTTTATTATTTTAGGTGTACTACTTGTCGGAGCAGGTGTATACTATTACTTTTACAAGCAAGGTAAAATTAACGACAGAGATGGTGACTACATTCCAGATGAAGTAGAAGATACTATCGAAGACGCTAAAAAAGTTGCTAAAGAAGTAAAAAGAAGAGCAAAAAGAGTTAAAGAAGAGCTCGGTGATGTTGCTGACGCAGTAAAAGAAGTCGGTAAACAAACTAAAGATGTTGTCTCAGCTGCAAAGGGTAAAAACCGAAAAGGTAGAAAACCTCGTAAAGCAAGTTCAGGTTCAGGTTCAGGTAGAGGAAGAGGAAGAAAATCTTCAGGTTCAGGTTCAGGTAGAGGAAGCGGAAAAAAATAAACTCATAGGAGTACATAGTAATGGGACTATTTAAAAAGGCTGGAACAAAACTCCAAAACTTAATAATTATTGTCCTCTGTATACTTGTCTTACTCAAAACTTGTGGTGGTGGTGACGATGTTACTACTGAAAAGATTGTTACTAAAATCGAAACACGATACGACACTCTAACAGTAGAAAAAAAAGTTTATGTACCAAAATACAAAACAAGAATAGAGACAAAGACTGTTACAGATACAGTAGTATTAAAAACTAAAATCGATACCCTCGAAATCTTAAAAGATTATTATAGCAAGTATGTCTATCAAGATACTCTTAAGTTAGATTCGTTGGGTTACATTACTATTATAGATACAATATCTCAAAACAAGATATTTAGTAGAAACTTTGACTCCCAAGTATTAATACCAACTACAACCATTACTAATGACATTTACCTCAATAAACCAAAATTGTTTGGTGGGGTAAGTGTCGGTGGTAATTCTAAGCAAATAAACTTTTTATCTGGAGACTTACTTTACAAATCTAAAAAAGATAATGTATATGGAGTGGGGCTTGGTGTTAATCAGAACTTCCAACCAATAGTAATCGGTAGAGTCTATTGGAAAATCTCGTTCAAGGGGAAAAAGTAAATGTATGCAAAAGAATATCAAACAAATCATAAAGGAAGAGTACTTAAAATGTGCTAAAGACCCCGTATATTTTTTTAGAAAGTATTGTTATATTCAACACCCATCTCGTGGTAAAATTCTTTTTAATTTATACGACTTCCAAGAAGACTTAATGTCGGCAGTTTCCGACAATCGATTTAATGTAATTCTTAAATCACGACAATTAGGTATATCAACACTATCAGCCGGATATTCTCTCTGGCTTATGTTATTTCATGAAGATAAAAATGTATTAGTAATTGCAACTAAACAAGAGGTTGCAAAAAACTTAGTTACTAAAGTTAGATTCATGCATCAGAATTTACCATCTTGGTTAAGAGGTAATACTGAAGAAGATAACAAGTTATCATTAAGACTTAAAAATGGTTCTCAGATAAAAGCAACATCTGCTGCAGGTGACGCGGGTCGTTCTGAAGCATTATCATTATTGGTAATTGATGAAGCTGCATTTATCGATAATGTAGAAGAAATTTGGACATCTGCACAATCAACACTATCAACTGGTGGTGGGGCAATCGTGTTATCTACACCAAATGGTGTCGGTAACTTTTTTCACAAAATATGGTTACAAGGACAAGCAGGTGAACAATGGAATCCGATAGAGTTACATTGGAGTGTCCATCCAGAAAGAGATGAAGCATGGAGAGAACAACAAACAAAGTTACTTGGTGAAAAGGGAGCAGCACAAGAATGTGATTGTGATTTCATCAGTTCTGGTTATACAGTAGTAGAAGGTTCAACATTAAAATGGTATGAAGAGACGCATGTTAAAGACCCTATTGAAAAAAGAGGTTTTGATGGTAATTATTGGTTATGGGATTACCCTAACTATTCTCGTGATTATGTTGTTGTGGCTGATGTTGCTCGTGGGGATTCTACTGACTATTCTGCGTTTCATGTCTTTGATGTTGAGACTGTGGAACAAGTTGCTGAATATAAAGGTAAGATTGAAACAAAACAATATGGTGCATTTTTAACATCGGTTGCAACTGATTGGAACAATGCATTACTTGTAATTGAAAACGCAAACATTGGTTGGGCAGTAATACAAGAAGTTATAGACAGAAACTACCAAAACCTATATTATTCATACAGAGATTTAGGTTATGTCGATGAGGATATTCATCTTAGAAAAGGTTTTGATTTAAAAAGAAAAGACGATATGGTTCCTGGGTTCTCAATGACAAGTAGAACTCGCCCATTGGTTATATCTAAATTAGATACTTATATGAGAGAACGAACACCAATGATTAGGTCAAAAAGATTAATCGATGAGTTGTTTGTTTTTATATGGAATGGTAGTAGAGCAGAAGCTCAACGAGGTTATAATGATGATTTAGTAATATCTTTCTCAACAGGTCTTTGGGTTAGAGATACGGCATTGAAGTTAAGACAACAAGGTATGGACTTAACAAGAACTACATTAACCCACATAAAAAGGAATCAACCAGGTGCTTATAACAATAGAAACCTTGGAATAGACCCTTGGAAACAGAAAGACCAGCATGGTAATGACCAAGATTTAACTTGGTTGTTATAAAATTTGGAAATAAACTATTTTTTTTGTATATTTATAGAATGTATAAGTATACAATATAATTAGAAGTAGAAAATATGGCAGATAAATCATTATTTGGTAGACTAAAGAAATTATTCAACACCCAAGTTGTTGTTCGTAGAATTGGTAAAGGTAACACACAAGCTATCGATACTCAAAGACTACAATCACAAGGTAACTTGAGGAGCTCGTCCTATTATGATAGGTTCGGTAGATTACACACTACAAGAAAGCATTGGGAAACTTATAATAACCAATTCAACTACCATTCAAATAAATTAGAATTATATACAGATTATGAAGCGATGGATAAAGATTCAATCATCGCATCTGTATTAGATATATACTCGGATGAATGTACCCTAAAAAATGATATGGGTGATGTTCTTAGAATTAAGACAAATGACGAGAATGTAAAAAAGATATTACAAAACCTTTTCTATGATGTACTGAATATAGAGTTTAACCTTTGGTCTTGGATTAGAGGTATGAATAAATATGGTGATTACTTTTTACATCTTGATATTGAAGAAGGTGTGGGTATTGTAAACGCATCACCAATGTCAGCATATGAAATAGAAAGAGAAGAAGGTTTTAATCCAGAGAATCCTTATGAAGTTAGATTTAAGTTAGGTTCAGCTGGCGCAGCTCATGGTGTCGCATCTAACAAACAAGCAGACTATATGGAGTTTTATCAAATGGCACACTTTAGATTAATGTCAGATACAAACTTCCTTCCATATGGTCGTTCTCTAATTGAAGGTGCAAGAAAAACTTGGAAACAATTAACTCTTATGGAAGACGCAATGATGATTCATAGAATTATGAGAGCGCCTGAAAAAAGAGTGTTCAAAATCGATGTAGGTAACATTCCACCTAATGAAGTTGATAATCACATGAGAAGTATTATTGACCAAATGAAGAAAGTTCCTTACCTCGACCAAAATACAGGTGACTACAACCTTAAGTTCAACCTTCAAAATATGTTAGAAGATTACTATCTACCTGTTAGAGGTGGACAAAGTGGTACTGAGATTGATTCCCTAAGTGGAATGGAATTCGGTGGTATTGATGATATTGAATATCTAAAAAATAGAATGTTAGCAGCACTTAAAGTTCCAAAAGCATTTATTGGATATGAAGAAGGTGTTGAGGGTAAAGCAACATTAGCACAAGAAGATATTAGATTCGCAAGAACTGTTGAGAGATTACAAAAAATTGTACTATCTGAATTAACAAAGATTGCAATCATTCACTTATACTCACAAGGATATGAAAATGCAGACTTAGTTAACTTTGAATTAGAGTTGACTAACCCATCAATCATATACGAACAAGAGAAAGCAAATCTTTGGACTGAAAAAACAAGACTTGCAAGTGATTTAAAAGACCTTAAGATGGTATCTCAAGAATGGGTATACAAAAACATCTTTAATATGTCAGACGATGAATGGAAACTTGAACAAGGTAAGGTAATAAACGACCTTAAGTTAGGTTTCAGACATGAACAGATAGAATCTGAAGGTAATGACCCAATAAAATCAGGTGAGTCGTTTGGTACTCCACATGATTTAGCTATGATACAACAAAATGGTGATGGTGAAGAAGGTTCACAAAACGAATATGGTAATTCGGGTGTTCCAAGTAACCCTCCTGGTGCACCAGATGGTGGATTTGATGGCGCGGGAAGACCACCAAAGGCAGGGAACTACAAAACGGATGATAATCCATTTGGAAGAGACCCAATTGGACAAAAAATGAATAGAAGAGCGTCCAAGCCAGAGACATCTTATAGTAAACATAAGATATCACCATTGGCATATGAACAAGCCGAAGCTATGAAAAGTAGTCTTAGTAAGATGAAGAGAAAAACAAGAAGTGTAATACTTGAATCTTTGAAAGATGACTCCAAACCTAATGATAAAGGTGGGTTGTTAGATGAGAACAATTTAATAGATGACACGATTTAGTTTTTTTTTAGATATTTATAGTGTAGTTGTTAATAATTAAGGTAATAAAAATGGGAAAATTAAAACATAGTAAATTTAAAAACACAGGAATTCTGTTTGAACTATTAGTTCGACAAATTGCCTCTGATACTTTATCAGATAATACCTGCTATGCAACTCAGATTATAAAAAAACACTTTACAAAAGGTTCTCAACTCGCAACAGAGCTAAAATTATATCAAGCTCTTACAAAAGAGAACTTTGACTCTCAATATAAAGCACAAGAGTTCTTAAACATTGTTTTAAAAGAACGAGCTAAGTTAATTGAAGGTACTTTAAAAAGAGAAAAGTACAATTTAATCAAATCTATAAAAGATTCATATCTTATTGAAGACTTTTTTAAATATAGAGTTTCAAATTATAAAGAATTAGCATCTGCATACAAATTATTTGAAAATAGTGAATCACAATCACCAAAAGAATATGTAGAGTGTAAGAATACAATCTTTGAATCAATAACAACAGATAAAGTTGTAATAACAGAGGATGTATCTAACAAAGAATATCAGAAACAACCAAAAGAGGTTAGACTATTAGCATATAAGTTCTTAGTAGACTCGTTTAATTCAAAATACTCGACTCTTTCAGAATCTCAAAAACTTATATTGAAAAATTACATCAATAACATTGACAATTCTCAAAATTTAAGAAAATTTGTTGTTTCTGAGGTAGCTAGATTGAAAAGAGAATTAAAATCTATTAAGATTTCCGATAAAGTTACTAATATTAAACTTAATGAAACAATAAATCTTATAAAAGAGTTAACTAAGCATAAAGTAGTTAACGAAAATCAAATATTAGCTCTATTAAGATATAATCAATTACTTGACGAATTAAGGAGAAGATAAATGTCTAAATTTTTACTTGAACAACTCGATAAAAGATTCGAGGAATTGGAAGAAAAGAAAACTGTTCTACTTGGACAAGAAGAAGAGGAAGAAGAAACTAAAGATGAAGCCAATGTTACAGGTAATTTAGATGGTGGCGCAGGTCCACCAAAAACTCCTTATGCGTTTGCAAAAAGTGAGGACGATATGGACAATGACCACATAGAAGTATTTGGGTACAAGAAATCTAAGAAGTCAAACAAGAATATTAAGAAATTAGAATCTGTTAGTAAGATTGAAGCTAAGTTAGAAAAAATAGTTGAGGCTAGTT